CAAATCGTCCTGGACAGGCCCCTCGCGGGGTTTTCCCTGGTCACTTTGCAGCAACTATGGACGGGTATAAAAACCCACATGGATGACGCCTTGATTGCCAAACTTTTCGGTCAAGAAGCCTGAACCTGCACAGTAATGTGCTCAGTTTGGGCCCACGCCGTAGTAGCTCTAATCGGTCCAATGCAAGCTGCTTTAGCTTGCAGAGTTATCGACATAGGGCGGTTTGACAATTTAATTCAAGGAAGTGACTGTTTGACGCGCACGTTCCACCTCTCGCAGTACGTGAGATTCGTACTTCTTCGACGTCTAGTCGAGGAGGGGCGCAAGCCCCTACCGAGGTGGGAACCATAACGTGTGTGGAAGGCACTATGTGGCTTGAAGTGGACCCCCTTCATATAAGGAGGCAACTTGAAAAGCAACGTAAGTGACTATCTAGAGTTAGCAGAGCGTGTTTATTACGACGCTACTGCTAAGTGCATCGCTGATGTCTTTGATATTCGCGACCTATTTACGATCAGGTCGCGCGTCGAAGAAGAAGGCATATCGTTCTTAACGATATCCCTGCCCCGCTTTTGCAATGACTTCGAGAGAAGTCTTGCTACCGGGGTTATCGACTCTAACGCATTCGCTGGTTTTCACAAGCTACATGCGCGAGCAATCCCTGTTTTATTTCAAGGTATGCTCAGTCGAATCTTCGACAGTGAGACCGGGAGGTTATTTACAGATGAAGATCACCCCCAATTTAAATCTGGAGATGATTCAAGTGATATTCCTACTCTTGTTGAGTCTGTACGGCAAATATGCCTTACATTCAAAAAGGTGGAATTGGCGTGTACACCCAAAAGGGTACAAGCCGCACTTGATAACTTCGTCGAAATTGAGCAGTCTTTTCAGACGTTTTCAACATCGAACGAAGATACAGCCAAGTTTTTGGCTGTTTCTTCTGTGCTCTGGCACAATATGGTTGCTGATTTCTCAGTTACCGATTGTATCCCAAAGCATGGTCCCGGTGCTACAGCAGAGAAACGAACTGGAAACAGTAAGTTTCAGTGGCTGGAGTGGCATGATAGATTGGAGCCTTATTTCCCTTTGGTCGATAACGGTTATCCTCTTGGGATACCGGTTGATTCAAAGGAGCTTCAACTCGTTACTATCGTACCGCAGAATGAGGAACGACCCGTCCGGGTTGTCCTCGTTCCGAAAACTCTGAAGAGTCCTCGGGTTATCGCAATTGAGCCTGCTTGCATGCAATATGTACAGCAAGGGATTCGTGATTGGCTTTATGCCCGTCTCGAATCGTATCCTTTGACCTCTGGTCACGTAAACTTTCGTGATCAGGGAATCAACCAGGAGCTCGCGTTAACTAGTTCGTCGACTGGTCTATTCGCAACGATAGATCTTTCCGATGCAAGTGATCGTGTTCCGCACGAGCTTGCATTGGCGATGTTTCGAGCGAGTCCAGATCTTGTGGATTCAATCGACGCATGTCGATCGACTTCGGCGCTTCTGCCCGATGGGAGAGCTATCTCTCCCCTCGGCAAGTTTGCGTCGATGGGTAGTGCTTTGTGTTTCCCCATTGAGGCCATGTACTTCTACACTATTTGTGTAGTGGCTTTGTTGGAGTTTCACAGACTTCCCGCAACTTACGGTAACATTCTCATAGTTACACGTGGGTTATACGTTTACGGTGACGATTTAGTCGTCCCCACAAACGCAGCGATGATTGTTCTCGAGCACTTGCAAAAGTACAATTGCAAAGTGAACCGCAACAAAACTTTCGTGAGCGGAAGCTTCCGAGAGTCTTGCGGTGTCGACGC